CCCAATAGACTGTATGGGACTTCCAGGACTATACTTAACAACGTCCCTAGTCCTAGCATCTAGAAATATTATCTTCTCCTTACCTATGGCTATGCTTCCTGGAAGATCAGTACCGATTCCTGGAACAGCCCGGAATGTATTAAATGGGTCAGAGGCGATAGGATTTTGAGTAGCTAACCAAATAGATCTCTCCCTTGGAATAATCATAACAGAACTAAATCCAAAGACCCCACTAATTGGATCAACGACCGTTCTTGGACTAGTATCTAATCTTTTATTGCCAGAAGAAATATCCTTCAACGCATCGAACTCCTCCAACTTTCTATTACCACTCCAAGAAAGAGTTTCGACCGCCTCATCAGAGTTCCCGTTGTTAGCACCTACAACTCTCTCCGAGAAACCTGTAACGTGCTTAGATCTAGGAGCAATGTCTCCCAAATCAGAAATTGTCTCGGCATTCAAATCCAGCTTACGTAACCTGTCAACACCGTTTGCAACAACAAGAGTACCTAAAACAGTGGCGATATCTGTTGGTTTACTAGAAAAGGTGCCAATAAGCTGTGTCCAAGAACCACCGTCTGTAAAGTGAATACCAGCTGCAGTAAATCTGATCCTATAGAAAGAAAAGGCACCGATCTTAAAGTCAAACAACCTAATTACAGCATTGCTGTCAGGCTTTGCTGGAAGGAAAGAAGATTTACCAAATCTCCGTGTGGTCTTGTCTCTTCTAACTCTAGCATTTCTTAACAAGGATGCTTGATTATCTTTAATATCAGCAGGATCTATGTCAGCTACCATCCCGCCATTCATAACAGCAGCAGCCAATGTACGTTCCTTTGGCAGCTTACCAGAGCGCAAACCTGGAATCTTCTTTACCCTCCTACCTACAATAGTAGCCATCCTAAGACCTAGCCATCTTTTCAATCATAAACCAAGACTCATCGGAATCACCAAGCATGGTCCAGCTGTTACCAGAACTCTGAGCATAGAAGAGTTCATAAAAGTCTGCGGCCGCAGCCAGATCAATATATGAGATAGATTGGCTTAATATAACGGAAGCAGCATCAAATCGAATTGTTGATCCTGCAATTCTTGCCCCATTCTTTCGTAATTCTATCGCTCCATTAAACGGAGAGTTTGCTCCATTGGTCATTCTTAAAACAGCAGAAAGTCTATAATAAGCAGCTGTGGTAATTGTTAAACGAGACGGATTTACCGCGTTGTCATGGAACGAACCGGTATCAAGAGTCTCCTGTACGAAGTCTACCGTTGCTCCACCAGTAGCTATGGTAAAGTCAACTCCAGAATAGACAACAGCTAAGTCAGCAGGTTGTATCTTTGGAACTACGGGATCAACAGTCCAGTCAACAACCACATCATCCATTCTTTCCTGGATGTCTAGTCTTAACTGTCTTATCTGATCATCAGCGGTGTTTAGTGGATCACCGCCCGCTGGAATAATATTTGACCACGGTGTGTTCGTATAAGCCATTCCGACTACCTTACCTTTCTAAGCACTAGTTATTCATCCTTGCTGGTGGACTTACTTTTTTCTGCCGAATGAAGTTTCTCTAATAGAATCGCAACGATAGACGAAAGCTTACCAGTATATGAACTCGTTTCAACTGTCTGAATTATAAGTGCTAATTCAGTGTTGGTTAGTTCAATTTTAATCATTAGATGCTTTCATATATAAATGTTAGCAGGAGTAATGGCTCGCCATTATATTTTCGGTTTTTTAGGCTTCTTAGGCTTTTTGGGTTTCTTAGGCTTCTTCGGTTTCTTCTTTCATACGTGATAGTGACCGGACAGCACAACATGACCGTCATCTGTCCATTCTGTATCTTGCAAGGGTGTGGTACCAGTTACGGCGTCCCATAACCGCAAACCAATAGTCGTATCACTTATCACTACATTGCCTGTTACATTCATGCCCGCCGTAATTGCTAGACCAGCGGCAAATCCCACATGCACAGAACCAGCTGGTGCAGTAGCTGAGGTAAATGGCAAACCACCTATTGTCATATCGCCAGTACGTAAAGCAATGTCTAATGTTTTCAAGTCAACGCTGAAGAATACGATATTACCTATCTTAGTATATCGACCTGCTTGTATCGTATAGGTGATCGTGCCACTTCCAGCTGCGAATATAGCTGTTGGCGTAAATGTTCCTTCTTCATAATCATCCAAGGTGTTAACGTCAGCGCTAACAACTTGAGTAGCAGGAAAAGTTATACCTGCGCCAACACTAAAGCTATCTGCCGCCGCGTCGATAACCAGCATGTTTGGATTGTTGAGACTCTCAACGCGAAAGTCTACATCCAACCCATCATCATTAACGGTAACTTCCCCGGTGCCTTGTAAATCTATTGTCCCAGTGCTTTCTATAGCAATGTTTTCTTGAAATATAAACCGATTAGCGACATGACGAAGCCTTTCAACGCCCTCAGTAAATGTCCGAAGACATGTCAGGGTATGGTCATACGCAAATAATCCAGCATCAGCATTCTGAGGATCTCCAAATCGAAGACCTTGGAGGACGTTATTGGGGGTTAAAAAGTTAATATAAGCTGCTCCATCACTCTCAATCACAACAACTGAAGCCGCATCTTGTGATGTAGCAACGCCTGATACACCATCAAAAACATGGACTTTACCACGATATGGGCTTGGAAAACCTGTGGTTAAGGCAAACAATAATCCACCAGCCCCCTTTGAAGAAAGGGTAAGGTCAATATCAATATCTGACCCCTCGACGCCAAGCAAGACTGATGATCCCGCGGCGCTTGGTGTGACGTCGAGTCGGTTGACACCAGAAACTATGGTGTTAACACGAATACCTTCAACCCCATTGGCGATAAGAGAAAGTTGGTCACTGGCAGCTGCACCAATACCAGTACTGGTTGAGCCAGCTAGATCAGGAATGATAGATGGCACGGTTGCTGTAGGATTAACCGTCCGTAAACCAGCACGAAAGGCGCCCGAAACAACCACCGCAAACTGAGTTGCCTGATAGTTATAGGACCAAACACCTCCTAAGGCAACAGATAATGCGCCATCGGTTCTTTGGTAAAATCCTTCCCCGCCGCCACCGAATCCTAGGGATGGTGAGCCTGCATCGTTTTCTAATGGTAGGAGGAAATGCTCTCCAATTTCCAGAGTGTGAATCTGCGCCCGTGTTTCTTTTCTATTCACCCCGCTTTGAGTAACTAAAAATTCATCTGTGCTCACAGGGGTTGTAACAGCAGGAAGATCAGCAATTGCAAGATTACTAGCTCCTGCACCTGTCCATGTTCCCATTGGTCTTCTCCTAACTCATCAGTGTGATTGCTACGCTATAGGTAGCACTGTCAGCATCACCATGAATCATCCGGAATCTAAAAATACGGGGCAAGAGGATGTTTACTCCTTCAACGTAATCTCCAGCAGCCCCTGAACCTCCAAGACCAAAAAGGTATGCAGACGTCCCGACTGCGATAAGATTTGTAGCTGCCGTCCAGATGTCCTTGTAATTGCCAGAAACCGGATCTTTAAGTTGCAACTTAGGTGTGAGAATGGGTGTAGCGGTAATAGCAGACACATCTACAACCAGTACCACGCCTCTATTCCCATAGAAGTTGGTCTCGTCAGAACTATTCTCCGTCACAGTCCGTGCAGCACTTGTAAGTAGGACAATTTCAATCATTATAGCCTTCCTTCATTTTTCTCCATCAAAAAGAGTTGTTATATCTGCGTCAATTTGCTCGGAATCTCTATTCCAGCGAGAAGAGAATCAATCTTCTCTTTCTACCTCAACAATCTAGTTTCTCCTTAAATAGGTATTTCCTTGGCTGGAAACGTAACTGTAGTTGGTATTTCTTTTGCTCCTATAGTAATAGAAGTTTCACTTTCACATAAAGATTCATCAAACTCTTCTCCTCCTTCTCCTCCTATATCCTTAAATCCAGTATCTCCTCCACCTGATCCTCCAGTTCCACAATCTCCTAAGTCGGGAAGAACAGTTGCAATAAGACCAGTTGAAGATGGAGTTCCTCCAGAGAACGTTCGATATACTTTATAATCAGTAACCCCTGCAACATCAAGCCATGAAAGACAGACGTGATCTGTAGCGTCTAAAGTATCATTACCGTCATCAACACCGAACTCATCCGAAGCTGGACTACAAACGCCATCGGCGTCACAGGGAACAACTCTATATCTCCATCTCTTAGTACCTGTCGTTCCAACTTGACGGGCAGATGGAAGTGGACTTATCTTAGTTAAAGAATTTGCATAGTTCTTGAAAGTAGGGACTTCTCCTCTTCCAAAGGGAAATGTAATATCAAGTACTAACCAAGACGCCCTAGAAATAAGATCAGAAAGCCCCGAGCCTCTTAGCATCCTAACATGTGTCCAAACATCATCTATATCAGTAATTAAATCAACAACTACCGCCACTGATAAATCATACCAAGTGTCAGTGATAAGAGAGGCTCTACCTCCAGGAATATCATCAGGAAAATCAATCTCCTTCTTGTACCACCTGTAGGTTCACCTTGGTATAAATCTACACTTACAGAGCCGTTAGAAAGATCAGTACCAACAGCCTTTAACCTAGTTCGCATAATTGCAACCGAAAAAACGTTCGGAAGTCCAGCAACTCTAAAGGAACCGATTTGAGGAGTAAATGCTCCATCAACGATTGCATTGGTCACATATGATAAATCGTTGGCAACTATTCCTTGTAAATTAGTATGAATCAAAGCAGAAGGACTAATTGCTCCATACTTATCCGACAACGGCGAGATATCTCCGTTAACGGTATTGTTGAGAGTAGTTTTCATCTGGAAAAAAGCTTGTGCAGTGGCGTGAGTCATATTTTTGTTAGCTCACTTGGAATTTCTATTCCAGATAAGGGAGAATCGACTTCTTCCTTACCCTCCACCTCAACGGTAGAATTGATTAATCCAATCTGAGTATTTCTAACCTCTCTAGAAGCCTCATAATCCCTTAGTCTCTGTAAACCTCTCCAAACACCCCCAAGCAACACAAGTTCATGCCAAACTTCAGGTATGACCATAGTGGTATTACTAGAACTTAAGTCTGCTAAAGTTACACGATACTTAATTCTAAGGGTATATGTGGCATCTGGGGCACCACCCGCACTTGAATACAGCCTAATCCCGATTCCTTCCCTAAAGTAATTCTCAGGCGCACCCTTATTAGAAGTATCATCATTAGCTACTCTCTCAAACTCTTTTACATCAGCACGAGTTAATGGTGTCCATTGGTTGGAATCTGCATTAAGAATCGACAATGTCCTAATTGATTCAAACAACGTTGGAAGAGATATAAAATCCTCTCCATCGGCTACAGTAAACTCAATAGAACACTCTTCATCACGGAAGTTAAACTTGTTTAACAACTCCCAGAATGCTCTATTTAAAAGCAAATCTGCATCGACATCTGATAAATCACTTGTGCCATTAGGTTCGTAGCCAAAATGAATTCTTAGTTCCGTTCGTAAATCTGCTAGATCTATAGGCATTATTTATGCTCCACAGCGAAAACTGAAATAACCTTCTCTGTTCCTCTATACTCAAATCCAACTCTAACTTGACAGGGTCCCATAAGCACTTCTCCATTTCTTCTTATGTTAACTGGTCCTTTATTTGGCTCGTTAGAGTAGAGAGTAAGTTTAGAATCAACCAAACCCTCTACCCTAACTTGCCAACGATCGAACCTGATTGGAATCCAAGTACTCGGATTTGCAGTTTTAGGGTTTGCTCCAAGTAAGATTGGTATCTCCATTTCTATCCTCTATCGCTCCAGATACGGACATAGTCAACCTTAATTGTACCTACGCCGACCGCAACTGCCTTATCTAAAGAGAAATATGGCTGCATAACCTTCTCAGCAGCCGTGAGATTCGACATATCAAATGTGGTTCCTCCAGCTACACGAATTCCATCTACGAAGAACTGCACATCTGCCAAATCTGTAAAATCAATTAAATAAACGCCGAAAGTATCAACGACAGTTGTAAGTCCTGTAGAAACATCATCATTATCATTTGTGGTATCATCTGTCTCGACAAGACCCGCTGCGCTTGCCTGCCATCTAAACCAAGCATGAGTAGCATTTGTATCTTTGTCAAGATCATGATCTGCTGACATTCCGCAAACTAAAACAGCTCCAGTTGTTGGTAAAACTGTGAGTCTTATACGGAACTCCATGATCAATTTCTGACCAACATCATAGTTCCGTTGATCTGTCATATAAAGAACTGCGTCTTGAGCCTGATTAGCGCTTGTTAATGCAAGCTCAACTTCCCCATATGTACCATCAGCTACAAGTCCTACTGTTGGTGGAGCAGCCCCGACAATAACTTTCGACCAGGGCATTCCATGTTCCTCAGATGCTCCAGCAGGAATAGCAACGAGTCCAGCAGCACCATAGAGAAAATCATCCTCCCAAAATAGTGCATGTCCAACTCTCTTTACTCCAACTATAGCGGATGCATCATCAGCTTGAACTCCACCAACATGCAAAGGACCTGAAAAATGAGAAATAGTCATCTTAACACCACCTTTCTTTCAATTAAGGTTAGGTAGCGTTAGCGCCAGACCAACCACGTGGATCAACAAACCAAATTAAGAAACGAGTAGTGGTCTTGAATTTGGCAGCGCCAGTATCAAAATCAGTCTCGTCCTTAAAGTCTGCTTTTCTACGCAGAAGGAAATGAGCGTCATTCATCTTGCTGTCGAATAGGAAGTAAGTCGTCGTACTGGTGACGAATCTCTTCACTATATGTTTAACTCCAGCAAGCCTCTGTTTACCAATAACATTATCTTGGTTATCAGACGTGAATGGTTCAAGTGTAGAACCAAAGATTTGCAATGCTTTGGTAATTTGTCCAGAATTGTAAATAACGGTATCCGGGTGAGTTATAATCGGATCACCATTATGATCTACAGTTAATTCCTGTAGATTGAGCAAAGCGTTAACACCTGCAACAGAAAAACCAATTGGAGTTGTAGGTTCGTTTGCCCAAGTTGTCGCAGCAGGATCACCAATAGCAGTATGTGCAACATCACACAGAGGTAAGCTATCAATCCCCTTAAAGGTAGCTCCTGCAAAAGCATCATCCAACAATGCTCCACCACGAAATTCGTAGGTCATTTGTGTAGCGTGAGCAAGCCATTTTGCACCCTGGTTTGCCTTACCATATTGGTCATCTTCGACAGTTTTTCTTGTCAAAGTAAAGCCAAGACCAAATTCCTTATCTACACCAATAACCTTTGGACCCAGAACAATATCCTCAAAAGTAACAGGCTCACCATCACCGATTTCCAAAAGCCTTCTTAAACCAGCAATGATTGTAGCCTCTTGCTCAGGTCCATCCATGCTGCCCACTTTTAGGTACTGGGAATACTGAGTTTCGTGTTCATTAAACGTGTCACGAAAATCCGCTCTCAAACCAGACCTAAAAAGTAGAGCAAGATCGCCTTGTACTTCCATTATACTCTATCCTTTCTTAGGTCGTGAGTATTACTGTACTCAGCCATTTGAAGAAAACGATATTCTCGTCAGCATCAAAGTCCACGATTATGCATCCGGCAGAACCAGACGCGCTCAGGTCGATTTGCCAAACTCCTGAGGTAAGTACGATATCGGCGTTTGTGTTAACATCAGCCTGAGCTACCGTACCAGTTACAGGTGCGGCACTCCATACCGTATTTAAATCAGCAATAGCTACAGAGACTTCTGCAACTCTTCCAGTTCTCTCAGTCACCAGATTCTCATGGCTCATGTTAAAACCAGGTTTCGTTGCAATATCCTCTAAAGCTACCCCAACAACTCCAGTCGTAGGTAGAGTGGCTGCCAATTTAACCAAACCCGCACCATCGTCTATAAGGACTGAACCTTTGACGATAGACTCAGCAGCTAAATAAGCCATCGACTGAATGTTAGGAATCCCACCACCTGGAAAGCGGGCTACGTTCATTACTCTAGCCATTTCCGATGTTCCTTTCGTTTACTTTTTAGTTGCACCTTCCAAAGCTGCGATTATCTCAGCTTCGTTTACCGATGACTGAACACTTTCATCAAGTACAGGAAGGTTTGCTTCTTTTACACTACCCATCAACTGCTTGAAATCCTTTTCCTCTTTCTGACTTCCTGCCTTGGGATTGGCCCTTTCATATATTCTTGCACGGACCTTATTAATTACATCTTTAGTTCGTTGAGGACACGTCATAAAGACCACATCCCCTATCTTGGCCACCCCTACTCCATCAGAATTCGTAGACCGATCTGTAGCATATTTAGTATCGACCTCGAATCCTAGAAGCTGCATTCTGGAAATTTGAGCAGCTTCATCCGATACCCACTCACCATACACACCTGTTGGCAAATCTACGGTGGTAAGGTCTACAATTATTCCTCTTTCAAGAACTCTAGTTACTCTAGCTTCCAATTCAGCATCAGTTAATTCTTTTACGTTACTAGCAATTTCTTTGGCCTTGGAAAGACCAATCGTTTCGGTCCCGCCCATTTTAGGAACGTGTAGAACCTTGCGTTCTTCTGACATTTACTTATCCTCTTTCTTCATTCCAATTTTACTGTCAATAACGTCAGTGGCGGGGACTTCTAGCCATTCTAGATATTCTTCCTTAGTCTGACCTCGTTCCCTAGCCAACCTTGCCTCATTCTCTGTTAGGTCTCTATATTGCTTTCCCTTTACCTTTTCCTTGAAAGGAGGACTGCTTGGCTGGAGGTAAGGTGGTATAAACACATCTTCCCTATTCTCCTTACTCTCATCAACAACCTTTTTCTCCTCATTCTTACTTTCAACCTTCTCCATGACAATATCTCCAAGAGCAATAGCACCGATAGTATGCTTTATAGCAGCTTCTACAGTACCACTATCTATCCTCATACCAGTCCTAGACCCTTCCTCTATCAGTTCATCTACGATAGAAGAGAACTGAGCGTTTTCTAAATGTCGTGCATAAGAGGGATTAGTCATTAACCCTCTTTTGATTCTAGAATACTCTGTATTGCTCTCAAATTTATCCTTAAATTCGTTCAGAGGAGCAACCATCTCTGCCATAGCTTTTTTCATCGTTCCCACAGGATCGGAATAGAACTCCTTAGCCGATTCTTCCATAGTGGGAGCAGCCTTCTCTTCTTCTTTAACTCTTAACTCAGATAACTCCTTTTCAGCAGCAGTAAGTCTTGCTCCCTGCTCTCTTACGGTCTTTTGTTGAATCTCGTAGATCCTTAATTTCTGAGCATCAGTTAATTCGCCAGTTTTAGTAACTTGGTCCTCTTGCTGGCTCTTCGAGATCTCTAACGTAGCTTTCTCCTTCTCTTGCAAAGAAAGCTTTTCCTTCTCCTCCTTCTCTTTCAGTTGCTCCGCTGTTAATTCTGGCATCTTCCTTCTCCTCCTCGGTCGGATAATTTAAAGACCTTGTAACATCTACTATGAGATTAACTCCAGTTATGATACCTAACTTCCTGTTGTAATCTCCCCAATCCTTAGCTGACTTCAATTGGGAGTTCGTTTCCCGCACCATTACCTGCAATAACCTTTTGAATGGTTGCCATTCTTTCAGCGTCGTTAACGTCCTTATCTCCTCTATCTGCTCCTTCGATAGAATTTGGCTGAGATCCAGAGGGGAGTAGTTTGGCTTGTCCAAGTAGTTCCTCCACTTCCGTAACGAGTATTCGATTAATACTCCTGACATCAAATGATTCTAGAACCTGCTTCATTACTTCCGTCGCAGCAATCATTCCCTTATTTAGGATTAACTGAACAAGATCGGGACGGTTAGCATTGATGGCTAGTTGAATCATGGATACGTAATACTGATTCGTTAGTGCACCAATCTGTTGCCAGTTATTTCTGTCGAGCAACCTATTCTGCTGTTGTCCGGCTGCCTTAACTTCAAACAAGATTCCTTTCCTAATGTCACTTATACTTTCTCCAAGAAGCTTTAAAACCTCGGCACCGCCTTCTGCACGAGAAAAGTAATCAGGGTGTCTTGGTCCGAACTGCTTAATATTCAGTAAAGCATCCATAGTAAGCGTACTGAACCAATCCCTTATGTTATCCATAGAGTAATCAAACTTCCTATTACCCTCTCTAATTCTAGCTAAGTCTCCAGTTGCCGTTCCTGGAGTTCCAACTTGTGGCATACCTAGAATTACTTCATTTACCCCCGTTCTTTGTTGAGAATATAAAACTGCACTCTGTTCATTACTGAATGAAGATGAATATACCTCACCTAACTGAATAGTCTCAATGTGGGACATGTCATCCACAAACCACATCTTACCAGGAAAGATAGGTTCTCTAGGACCGTAACCAGACATTCTGTTAATCTTGAACATACGCATATTTGCGATAGTTGCATTATCTAGTCTCTGTCTGTGAATAGTTGTTACTTCCTTTTGGAACTGAGAGTTCTGTTTGGAAACTCCTAGTCCCCTCCATCTGTGTTCCACTGGAACATATTGAACGATTCTGTATGGACGTCTAAGATCACCATTCCAATTGTAACGGGCTCCCATCAGGAATCGAGAATCTGGGTGAAACCAAACGACGATTTCTTCGAGCTTATCGTCTCCATCAACGTCGAATGATAAATATATCAGACGGAAGTCAATTAATTCAGGGAAAATTGCTTGTGTACTCTCCAAATCCTCCTGAGCAGAAACAAACTTCCTTTCTGAACTAGTACCTTGTCTACTTCTGGTACGGAAGAAACTAGTTAAATGCTCAAATGTTCCTTTATAAAACAAACCAGATTGTTCAAGGTTCTTGATCCCAAACGGTGTGTTATTCATTACCTCTCCACACCAGGGAGCAGTTTGGGGATCTTGAGCGTGGTGAGGCATTATGTAGTTAGCTAATGCAACAGAGTCTAACGTCGCGCCATCATTAATTACGACTGGAAACTCCTCCCTTTCTCCAGCAGCATTATGACGCACAGCCTTTTTAACTAACTTAAGATAGTCAGATTTACCAACCCCCGTTCCATATTTAACTGTTTCAAAACACGAAGAGTTCATCATATCACGAGCACGCATATTATGACGTAACTCGTAATCTAAGTAATTTTCCAAAGGATGTTCTGCTTTTGAAAACTTTGGATCTCTAATGTTAACCATAATGATAGGGGTAGATGCCCATAAAGTAGTCATAACCCTTGCTTGAACAGACTCAGCTGCGATGGCATTCAAAGGTATAACTAAGTTAGAAGCTCCCAAAAATGGAAATTTTCTAACCTTAAGAGATGGTTCTGCCCAATAGTCTTTTTGTTGATCCAAAAGAATTTGAATCGCATCTGTACGCTCTTGGTCATGCTTAACCATTTCGTCGGTTAAGTATGTTATGAGGCTCTTTTCCGTATCCTCATCGAGGTTCAGAAGTTTCGGATATTGACCCATTATTACCCGTTCCTCGCGTTCAACTTGTTCTTCTTACCAATTTCCCTCATAGTTCCGTAACCTACGTAAGATGATCCAAAAAGCCACCATAACTCCGTTGGTAGAGCCTCCATTTTCGGAGGAGGGACCATGATTCCGAAAATACCTTCGATTAGAGGAACAATCATAATCCAAAAGACAACCATAAAGAATAAACCAGCCAAAATTCCGGGTCTAACCCATTTAATTCCAGGATGTTCTAGTTGTGCCATTGCTAGCTTTCTAACATCGGCACTATCCTGAAATATCGCCTTTACCATCTCTAATTCATGACCTTTTTGAGCATTTTCAAACGCTAAACGCTGTTCTGGGGACATTTTTGCTACTTCATCGTCTAATTTGTCCAATAAATCCTTTATAACTGGACCGACGACTGGAATATTACCTACAACTGATCCCAAAGCACTCTTAATCAACTTTAAAGGGTTAAAAGCCATTTATATCACCTGTATTGGAGGTGTGTCATAGTCAATTATCTCTAAATATGTCTTTCTAGCCTTAATATTAGCTACCATTCCAGGATAAATAGACCTGTAAGTAGATCTAGAATTTAGGACCCTGTTAAGACGAAGATAGCTCCCTACAAGTATACATCCGTCTGTGTCATCGTCGTCGTTTCCGCAATGAATGTATATCCACTTGAAACCAGGAACGTCCTGAAGCCAGATCATTCCTTCATGGATATCGGCAAAACGGGCTTGATATCTCTTAGTAAGAGACCCCTCCGTCCTCAACTTCAATTCATAATCACCAGATGGTATCCTAGTTTCCCTAGATACTTTCTTTACCCTAAATTCATCTTCCAAGGTATAACAAAGATGTCTTATCCTTCCAGTATCATCAATAGAACCATTAGAACCGACAGTAAACATTACTCCCATGCTGAAGTCCATTTGACTATCAATCCTTAACAACCTATAGTTCATATATTACACTGTACTCCTAAGTAGTTTCTTCTCTCTCCACTGCCTCATATAACAAGTCCTGCATAAACCGGAACCTACCGATACTTTATCTGGATGGCAAGTAGCCATAAATCGTAGCCCATTTGACGCACGTTGATAAGGATACTCTTTCCAAAATTTAATAATATTAGTAACACTATCTTGACGACACTTGCCTAGAAATGGAAATAATGTCATCATCCATGCAATGGCGTAGGTTCCATTTACTTGGGTCAACCACATTGTTTTATTGCGACGAACCGTCCCTCTCCAAATATTTGAAGCCCTGGTAACAGTATCTCCACTAGTCATACCCAAAATAATACTTGGATACTTTCCATGATTAAGGATGAAGCATCCCTCTCCCTCCAATAGACCCCCCAAGCCATGCTATGTCAGTTATTTTCATCGTAATCTGTAATTCATTATCCTGCTCTAACTGCTACTCTAGTACTTTCTCCATCACTTCGAATAAAATCCTTAAGATCCCCAACAAGAACAAGTCGATCATTCTTCATTGCCATGCCCATTTCCTTTGTCTGATTCTCAAAGCATCCTTTAATGAAA